TTTTGACGGGAAGAGGTATTTCAGTGCTTCAATGCTATCAACACCTAATTCTTGCAGGTTTCTAACAACAATGGAGTTATTTAAGATATCTTGCGTGGAATCTTCGTAAACGGGACCAAGCCAACGCCACTGAACAGTTAGGTCTCCATCAGGGATGAGGCCGGTAACGCCGGGGGGAATCTGCTGCGTTTGCAGTGAGGCCATCATTAAACCTTTTACTTGATCGTTAAAAAGGTTCATGGCCTGGTCGTAAGCCGCAATATCTTCTTCTGTCGCCGTTTCAGGAAGTTCAAGTGGTTTTTCCAGGCCAGCAGCAGCGGCCAACGTTTCACGGAACAGCTTTTCTTCTTGATAAATAATAAGTTCCAAGCAACGACAAATACCATACGTATAAATAGCAGTCGCTTTTTTCTTTGCTGTAGCAGAAACACGGCCAAACAAAGATTTGTATTCAGTTGCCGTAACACCTGCAGAGATGGAAAGTTCGTCAACGCCGCCCAAGGCGGTGCGAATCTCTTCTCGATATTGACGGGCAAAACTATTTTGGTCGCCGGTAATTGCGTCCGGCACAATGTAGCCAACGCGGTCATTTGGTTCCAGGTTAGCAATCACTCGTGGAACGCGTAACTGACCATCCGTGCCGCGATAGATTGGATCCGCCTTAAACCGAGATTGACTTAATGCGCCAGCACCGGTAAAGCCAGAGTTTGCTGCAATCGACGGACGCTGAACAACGGCTTCTCCGCCCGATTCCATTAGGTCGGTTTTGGGACGAGAAGAAAGCAGTGTCGGGTTACCAAAAAACTGAATGTTTTTGCGCATGGTGCGAACCATGTCATCATGCGTGCAAATATGATTTGCTAACGCATCAAACTCGCCGCTTCCTTCTGTGGAAAACCCACGGACGTTATTAAAAATTTCAACGCACGGAATAAAGCCCAACGTATTTTTAAACGTTTTAGTTTTCCCTGGAACAGACTGATAGTTTGTTTCAAAAGAAATCTCACCTTCCGAGTGAGTTTCTTCAATTGTTTTACGTTTAATTGACAGTCTGATATAACGCTTGGCGCCGCCTTGTCCCATGCCCAGGGGACCAGAGACATTACTCATCTCGATGTCTTGCTGGTAACCAAAGCCGTTACGGACTTTATAGCTATAGATGATCACCACTTCATCAAGCTCACCGTCAATGTTGTAGTAACTCCTGTATTCGTGTTTGCGGAAGTAATAAAGACGATAGTTGGACTTGGTGGGACGAATATAAAAAAGACCTTGGCCGTCGCACAAGAAATAATCCCAGATCGAATCCAGGCGTACATCTAATGAGTTGTATTTAATAACACGATCAACAAAATCTTTACGTTGATTGCCAAAGTTATCTTGCGCCGGAAAAAACTCAACACCTTGACGAATGCCAAACATCCGCATTTGCGCAAGGTGGGCGGCAACAACGCCAGTATCAATCATTCCTCCGCCATCTTTTTCAAGATAGGAATCAATGATTTCTTTAAGCCGAGCCTTGGCGTCTCCTGCGGCCATTAACTATTTTCCCCTTTATCTTTATTGATCTTAGCAGTCTTATAGGCTTTAGAGGCTCTTGCAGCCTTTCCGGCTTTTTTTGCCGTTTCAGTATTTGAAATAAATTGTTTGCCCTGTTTACTACCCTCTCGCTTTTTGCGATCTGTTTTCTCGCGCTCTTCTTTGGACAGCGATGCCCAGGCCTTTTCCGGCAAGTAGCGTTTTGTGTATCCCTTCTGAATGGCTTTATCAACTGCCATTATTTTGACTCCTTGTATTTTTTAGCCGCTTCTTTTGCTTTGCTGCGTTTTTCATATTCGTCTTTTGTCATCCATTTTTCTTTCCCCCATTTCTCCAGAGATTTTTGCTTTTCCCCTTTACCACCACGATACCCGCCACCAGCCTTTTCGTACTCCTGGGCAAGGAGCTGAGCCTTGCGTGCCGACCACTGACCAGGCTTTCCGCCTTTGTCGGAAGCCATGACGCGATCTTTAATCCGCTCACGAAGCTCAGGTTTGGAATATTTGCTATCGTCTTGTGCCATTACGAAACATATTTGCCCTGGAAGCCGGGAACTAAATCGGCCTTGGGGAAGAACTGTTCACGAAAATTCGGAGGAGGCGGGGTGCCTTGCTGAAGCAGTTTGGCCTTTTCCTCTTCTGTCAATTGACGGTTGGGCGCACCTCCATAAGGTTGAGAAGGAACCCCCTGGGGAGATGCCTGGCCGAGTTGCGGCCCTTCAAAGAAAGTCGCATTAGCCAAGCCTGCCATGTTTCCAACAGCTGTTGGAAGATTGCTACTACCAAAAGCCATTGGCAATTGTGGGCCAGATCCAGGCATAATTCCACGCTTCATTAGCTCTTCGTTGAGCTGTTGGTTCTGTTGAGTGCCGCCTTCATATAAACGACGCAGTTGCTCACCAGAGCGACCACCTAGCGCACCAGGTACACGTCGAATGTCAAAGCTTGGGCTGCCTGCCAACAAATTCCCCGGGGCGCCAGGGACATTTGATTCACCGCCGTAAAACATCGCACTATTTCTTTTTATTTATTCTACTCATCTATAACTTCATAACCCGCCGGATCATTAACTTTAGTAAGAACAATTCCGTTAGACCTTACATCCCAATCAAGGATATCGCCCTCTTGCCAGCCAAGCTCTTCCAATACTTCATCGGGAAGAACAATAAACTGCTCGCCATTTTCGTCTTGCTCGACTTCAAGAATGTAACTCATTTGGACAAAAGCTTTTCCATAAGCTTATCAAGCTTATCGTTGATCTGCCGAAAATTGTTATGCATTTCTTGAATTTCTCGCAGAAAATCAACTTTTAATACGTAGTCCAAAGGCATGCGATTAATCTGGTCTTCCAAAATATCAATCCTGCGCTTTTGAGAATTCGTGTAGTCAAGGGCTTGCTGTATTCGTTCCCTTTGTCTATCCAATAGTTTATTGGCAACCCAGGATCCACCCGTAAAAGCGGATACAATTGCTGTAATGCCAATGGCAAGGTACTCCGGTCCCACGACAAAAAACTCTTTTTTACAATTCTAAATTCAGTAATCAATCTGGAGTTGACCTTTTCTTGCTAAGCCAGTAACAAGCCAAACGAGGGCGTCAACGCAATCGTCGTGACCGCTGACGCCAAAATTCGTAAGCTCTTCAAAGAGATTTGTAAAATTACGAAAACGATTAAAGATAATTTTTCGATCCTCAAACATACCCATAATGCCACGGAAACGTGCAAGTTTATCCGCACGGAATCCTTTGACAGGGTGCCAAATTAAGTTATAGAGTCCTTCGTTGTTTAAGCAAATGCGTTTAAAGTCCGCCTCAAGAGATGCTTGGTACTGAACAGCTTCGCTCCAAATATCGCACGTCGAATAAGTTGGGAAGTAATTGCCGTTATCATCTCTGCCAATTACAGACCAATCGTTTAACAATTCTTTCATGGCGTCAAGTTTTTCAAGGTTACCCATGACGCGAAGCCTGCGGTAATCAATAATGTGAATCCGATCGCCAATGCGCCCACCAAGAATCATCACGGTGTAATCATTCTTTTCTTTTGTGCCCGCCGATAGATCAACTCCAATTCCAAGCGTATCAAATTCGGTTGCAATTTCTGCTTTAACAATCAGTTCCGGCGCCAGGGACAGTTCGTTTTGTCTGACAATTTGATTCATGTACTGAAACGAGAAAGCAATTGGGGCTTGCCTTTTCTTTTCTTTTAAATAATCCAATGACCACATCTCTGGCCAATAGGACTCTTCATCACCAGTTTTGGGATTTGTCTGAATTGCAGAAAGAACAATCTGGTTCCAATTATTTTGTTCGTTGAATGTGGTCGAATGAATGTCATCATGCCTGAAACGAGTACCGAGGCAAATCGCTCGCGCACCTTCAAACATCGTTGGCGCAATAACTGCGTTCCAGTTTTCCTGCATTTGTTTGCGAATGTCAGGATTGGCAATATCAGCGGCAGACTTAATGGCGTCGTCAATCATCACCAGGTGTGAACGCTTGGAGGTCACCGAACCCTTGAGACCCGCAGCACAAAGGGTAAATTGTTCGTCGCCGGTGGTATCAATGCCAGCAAAGCGATGATCAATAGACCAGTATTCATTACTGGTTACATTCTTCATCAACCGAACACTTGGAAAAACCTCTTGGTATCGCTTGCTTTCAATGATCCGTTTGATCGTAGCCGATTTAGAACGCGCAATATCAACCGTGTAAGAAAGATAAAGAATTTGTAATGGGAGTTTGGCTTGCGTATGAATTCCGATGGCCCAGGCAGTAAGCAAACCGAGGACGGTTGACTTGGCTGATCCCCTGGGAGCAAGCAAATCAACGTTGGGGCCAGCAATCTTAATTAGACAGCTGCTATCTTCGTGCGTCACAAAGTGACGGTGCCAATTAAGGTGGTGTTTGGCCGGAGGCTTATCAGCTACGTACTCACAGAAAAAACCAAAGTCTTCTCGGGCCAATGCCAAGGAGTCTGCATTACGCGGAACACGGATCTGCTGTTGCCGTGCAGCAGCGCGAGCGTTGCGCCTGTATGCAAGATGCGTATAACTTGGCACGAAATAAAATAGTCTTCTATCTGAATACTACTTTATTTTTTCTTCTTTTGTTCTTGATATTTACGTGCTTTATCAAGAGCAGCCTTACGCTTCTCTTTGTCGGACATCTCGGTTCCGTCCTCATTTTTGGCTTCTTTCTTTTTGAAGTGCTCCAGAAGCTCGAGCGGCATTTTGTTTTTTGCCATTACGATGCAAGTTTGTCGAGAGCAGTGGGTTGAGGCTGCGGACCTTTTGCGGGAAGACCTTGCGACTTCGCGGCATTCATTGCGCCCGAATATTTACCAGCCATTTGTTGGCCTGGTATCTTCTTCCCTGCTCCCATTGCAGTTGTATTAACTATCAATATTTTATAGCAAGGATTATTCTTCTAGTTGCATACGCGCCCACACACTCATTGTTGCTTCTTCCAGGGGGATTTCAATTGGATCGTCTTTAAAGATGAACATGAGTTCGCGAATCGCTCTATCCGCACCAGCCATGAGCAATCCTTTTCGATCCTTGGTATTTGTAAATTTCTCTACTTGATCAATATGACCACGAATCTCTTTTTGCATTGAAGCAATTCGGGCTACACCAGCATCTCTTTTAACTACGCCATTTTCCACATCTTCTCGCAATTTACGCACGTCCTCCTGCATTTCGTCAATCTCATACAGGAGCTTCTTGCGGTGATCAGGTTTTTCGTAATGATCTCTAACCCAAAGATCGCATGCAAAAATCGTCCCCTTGTAACCAAGGAAACGAGAATAGAGATAAATTTCAATAACTGAGTAGTTGTCTGCGGCAAAAGCGCAGAATGATTCCTGGGTAGAAGCGTCTAAGTTATCGACCCAAAAATCGAATAACTCAATATCGATAAGCTCGTTGGGCCTGGTTGTAATCGCGCTCTTCGTCTGATTGACGGAAGCGCTGACCTTGTTCGGCAGAAGTTCGTTGCTCTTCTGCGCCCTTACCGATGGTTTCGCGTTCTTGTTCACCAGCGCTCTCCATTTTCTTCTTGGAAAATTCGTACGCCACGCCAGCAGCTTCCTTGTACTTCTGGAGATCAAACCAGTCGTCAACGCTATACGTGCTGGAAGGAGTGCTGGTCATGGCGTATTAATGTTACAAGAAAAAATCAGAAGTTGCTCATCATTGAGGCAAGGCCTTGAGCAAAGATGTCCCTGCGGCTCTCTTTGGATTTTTCGCCCTGTTGCTTGATCTTAGAAGATTCCAGTTTGTCAAGGAGTTGCTGGAACTTATTAATATCAAAATAGTCGGTTTGAGCGACAGTCATTTGTCTTTAAAAGAACTAAATTAATTATAACAAGTTAATTCTCAACTAAAGTTAAACGCACCAACAAGAGCGGAATATAGACCACCTTCTTGTTGAATCCTGGCAATTTCCTTGGTGCCTTCGTTTTTCAGCTTCTGTGTTTCCTTGTCAATTTCACCCTGGAGATTAGTCAAACCTGCACTGTAAACAAACTTTTTAGTTTCTTTGATGGCATCCAGGTTTGCCTCAATTTCACCAGCTGTTCCAGTAAATTCTGTTTGGAAAGTAGGAACTTGAACGCCGGTTTGCTGGGCAAGGTCGCCAACGTATTTAGGCAGGAAAGACTCTTGTAATTTAAAGTTGTACCGTTTGGTTCCAGCCGTATCTTTTTGGGCTTTTCCAAACATCGTTTCATAATAATTATCAAGATAGCTCTTATTGAACTTCTCTTGATATTCGTCACTCAATTTAAGAGTTTCTTTCAGATCGCCAACAGATTTGTAGTAACCGGACTGAAAACCTTTTTGCGCTTTAGCCAGTTGCTCAGAAGATGGGCCCTTACCAAGCAATTCTTCATACGCAGTTTCAATCTGAGACTTTTGTTGTGTTGGTTGAATCTCTGTCAGATAGTAATCTGTAAGCCCCTGAAGGGCTCCGGGCTGAGGACCAATGTCATATTTGGAAGAATAGTCTTGAAGCTCGGCTTGGGCTTCTTGATAAGAAAGTAAACCGCTTGAAAGTTGTTTCTTCAGCGTTTCTTTGAAGGGATCAAAACCAAGGGTGGCGGCTTGCCGTTTAGCAGCCTCCTGTTCAGCTTTGAGTTTCTTTTCTTCAGCCGCAGCAACATCAGCCTTCTGCAGCTGTTCCAGCTGATATTTTTTCAGCGCATCACCATACGGATCGCTTGGTTGTACATATGTTGGACTTCCACCGCCTCCAGAGCCACCCATGATTTATCTCCTTAAGTAAAGTCAGATGCAATAGGACCAAACAAACCACTATATGCGCCACGAGCCTTGGCGCGTTCAAGGCGTTCTTGGAACATCGCAGCTTGTCGTGCCGTGTCGCGACCTAAAGCCGAGGTGGCAAACGAAGCCTGACGACGCATGTCTTCTTGGCGACCGGCGCGTTGGAGTGCACCAAGCTCACCAAATTGGAATTTTTGTGCTTCTTTTTGGCGCTCAAGTTCTCTTGGGGCAGCAACAAATTCACCAAATTGCATGCCCAAAAGTTCTTGGGCTCTTTTGTTGGCGGCTGCATTTGTTTGCAATTGAGCACTAAAGTTAGCACCTTCAACTTGAGCGCGGAGAGCGTCTGCCTGAGCCTGAGCAGCGCTTTGCCCACCAAAAATTGAGGTGCCAATAGAGCCAAGGCCCAAAAGGCCTGTTACTACATCAGCGCCTTTAAAAACAACCATGTTACCTCCTCATTCAATAAGTATAAACGACCCGATTAAAAATATTGAATATTTGGTCTTGCGGGCATTGCAAAAGGTTGTGCAGAAATATTTGCGGCGACTTCAATTCCACGCATTGCAGCTTGATTGGCAGCCGTAGCTCCCGCCAGTCGAATCTGTCCGGGAAGCGTAAGCGCCTCTGTGATCTGACCAGGTAAGCTAAATAAAAGTTTATATGGCGCAGCTTGGCGCATTTGCTCTTTTTGAAACTCACCTAATAACCGAAGCTCTTTTTCTTTTTTTTCAATACTGCCTTCTTCTTTTCTAATTTGATTAAGTTGTTCAAGCGCCTCTGTTAATTCACCTTTTTTTGCAGGTTTAAAATTGGTGTCATAAATGTCACGTTGCAACCACTCCGGGAGGCCTTTTACTTGATTGTAAAAAGAAGCTACCGCTTCGGGGGAATATTTAAACTGAGTTAATTCAGTCACTTTTATCACCCTCGATATTGAAAAGCGGAAGCAGCATACGGATTAGCGGCAGTCATCATAGTGCGGGTTGTTTCGCCAGCCTGGGCTTGGGCGCCACCCGCAAGTTGGGCCATATACATTTGACGATTTAAAGCGCCAGTAATTTGACCTGTCTGCTGATTGAGTTGCATCTGACGCTGCATTTCAGCATCACGGTACTGATTAGAAACAGGCAACATCTGACGAGCGATGTCTACTTGGCTCTGACCAGTGATCTTCGACAGTTGCTCAATACGTTTAATATCGGAATCAGAGAAGCCAATACCAGTGCTAGTACCTGGAAGGAGACCAGCGGATTGACCGGCTTCGCGTTGAGCGCCAGTAGCAGCCTGCGCGGCTTGGCCAGCAAGACCGGCAACGCCCTTAAGCAGAGGGCCACCCAGGGCTGCGCCTGCAATAGCGCCAACAGGTCCCAGGGGAGAGCCAAGCATGCCGCCAACAACTGAGCCAGCTGCGCCCATAGGATCACCTTGAAGGAGCTGAATGCCGCCGCCAACCAAAGGAGCGTAACGACCAGCAAGATTTAAACCCTTACGTGCAATTTCACCGGCGCCTCCTTGGGCTGCAACACGAGAACCAACTGCTTCAGCAGCGGTACTACCAATTTCCCGTGCTTTATTAAGTGCACGATTAAACATTTCGCCGCCGATTACATCCTGCAAACCGAAGCCAGGAGTTCCAGTCTGCGGAGTAGGTTGTAAAGGCCTGCCGTACTGATCAACAAGTGCCATGGCTATTAGCTATTACTTTGTTGTTTTAATACTTTAATTTTACCAGCCTACATGTTTTGCTGGTACTCAAACGTAGAAGGTAATTTTTCAGGGCTATTTTGCGCAGAAGCAATTGCTTTGTTAGTTAAATTACCAAGCATTGCACCAGCCAAAGAGCCCGCAAGTGTAATTCCAGCACGTCCCCTGGTGGTTAACCCTGGGCGTTTAAAGGCCTGCTGTGCGCCAATAACACCGCCAGCCAAAGCGCCAGTAGCTTGCAAGCCAACGGGAAAACCAACAATGCGAACTTCAGGATAGCCTTCAATATTTTCAGTTGTTCCTTTAATAATGCCAAGGCCAAGTAGACCGCGATCTTGGTACTGACTTTGCATTACTTTTTTATAACGCTCGGGAGTCAAACTGGGAATATCTTCTTTTGCCGTTTCATATTTTAATGGTTCACCGCGCCGCCCCAAGAAAAAACGATCAAACAATTCAATGCCGGGTTCTGCAGTTTCCCTGCGATCTTCTGAACCTTTCTCTGCATATTTTTGAGCATACCCCTTGGGACGAAATAATTCTTCAGGGTTTGTGATATCAAACGTACCAAGAGAAGCCGCAACAGGTGCGCTAATTGCCAAAGTAAGTGCAGCACGTTTGGCAGGATTTTCAATATCGCCAATCTGAGGAACAACCTGTTCAATTGCTTTTTCAGCCAATGCCATTGGATGGTTGTAACGCCAATAAAACTGACGGGTTGAATCTGTACCAACATCAGTCAGCAGTCGAGCGGCATAGGCGCCAGTAAATTCAGCTGGTGTTTTTAGCTGAGGAGTAACTTGTCTTACCCCTGCATCCGTGACAATTTTTTCTCCTTGACGCAGAGCTTTGTTAAAACGAGGATCAAGAATGCTGTGTCGATAATCCGGAGAACGAACAATGACATCACCAACGATCTCCGGTTGGGCGCGTCGATTCATGTAATCGACAGCCGTTTGCCAACCCGCCTGCAATTCTTCTTTTTGACGACGCAAAAAATCTGCAACGCCCATTAGTACACCCTCGGGGGAAGCCCTTGTGTTTGATATAAAGTGCCGTCTGCAGTTTGAGGATAATAAAAATTATTCAGCATTTCTTGTTGGCCAAGCTGTTGCTGTTGTGTAACAAGTTGATTTGTATTTTGTTGCTGCTGCATTTGCAGGAACATTGGCTCTAGTGCAACGGGGGCTGCAACACTGCCCGCAAGCATCGCCGCACTTTGCTGCCAGCTTGGCTCATAAGCCATTTTTAAACTTTTTGGATCAACAGGCGTACCTGCTTTCATTTGTTCGGGCGTAATGTAAGCCCTATATCTTCCTGCGTATTGCGGTGCAAACTTAGAAATGGCACGAGAACCTCCGTAGCTCAGTCCAAGATCAGTAGCACCGATAAGTAAACCGGCCAAAGGATTTCCTGTTGTTAACGCACCAAGCCCAGCGGTAGCAACTGCTCCGGGAAGTGATGCGCTTAATATTTCTGATCCACCATCTTTCGCTAACCGCGCCATTGTTTGAACAACGGGCGACTCGGGCATCATGCGAGCAGCACGCTGTAATACTTGTGGTTTTGACAGCAATGCGCCCGCTAATTTAAACATTTCTTCTATCTCAATAACAACATTCTATCTTTTGTTATCCAACAGCCTGTTGTTGTTCTTTTTCAGTTTTAATGGCCTGTTGTTCCTCTTCTTTTTCTTCTTTTTTAGTTGGGGCTTTCTCTTCTGAAAGCAACTGAGCAACAGATTGTTTATTCTCCATTTCATTCTCAACGCGAGCTTCTGCTGCTTTCATCATGAATCCGTTGGGGTCGGGATTCTTCAACCTGGGCATTGGATTTTTAGCCGCTTTGCTTGGTACCAGGGTTGGGCTAATCTTGTAAGCATCAACCCAAGCGGGATTAAAATCTGGTTGGTCTTCTGGACGTTGCCCCGTATTTGGACGACCAGTATCAAAATCGTAGTCAACGGGACGATTGAAGCGACCAATACCTTCAAACACCTCGTATTCAGGCGTTACTTCTTTGTTGCCATCAAAGAAGGGAGCATTTGAAACAAAATTAAGAACAGGGTTTTGAACCAATTTCTTGGTCATTGCCTTTTTTAATAAATCTTGATCGGTAAACCTTGAAGGGTTCCAGGGGTATTCACCCGTTTCCGGTTTGGCGCGAAACAGCTCATTAAAATCGAGCTTTTTGGTAATGGTCCCTTTTTCATTGAAGGGATTGGTGATATAACGACCAAGCTCTAGACGGGCATCTTTAGCCATTGACTATCAACCTTTTTTCTCAGACTTTTTCTTTTTTAATCCTACTAAAGTTTGACGAAGACGGGCTTGCTTCACTGTTTTTTCGTCGTACTTATCTGGGTTTGCCAGTACATTCTCTTGCAACTGAGCAGTGGTAATACCTTTCTTTTTAGCTTTAGCAGTAAAAGCGCCCTCCTTCATCTCCATGCCTTGGATCCACTTCTTTTCTTTTTTCTTTTCAGCCATGATTAACGATTGCGAAGACTTTGAACGTACTGGTTAACCAAAGCTTGCGCCTTATCTGGAGGCGCAGACTTCATTATATTCATAATATTACGGGAAACATCAACACTCCTAAGGCGTTGCGCATTAACATCCTGTTCTGTTAATTCAGAAATAGAAGGCGGAACTGGGACATCGCCGTAGGGATCGGCGGTCGACTTAGCCATTGCCTCCTCAACTAGTTCACGTTGAGAAACCCTAGTGGGTTGCGACATTGCGGTTCCGGTATACGTAAAACCTTCCGGCGTTTCGCGACCCACAACACTTTCGCCGGGAGTGAACTGAAGTGGTGTCGTAATGCCGCGAGACTCGCCAATGTCTGAACGAGTTACTTTAGAAGCTCGCACTGCGCCAGCGCCAAAAGGTTCTGCAGAACCAACGGCAACTTGCTTGGGAGCAATACCTGGAATTGTTCCATAAACTCCTGTGCCAGGTAATCCGGTAACACCGCGATAACTTGTTTTAGAAGCAGGGCGCACCATCATGCCGTATTTAACAGTTCGTGGTTCCGTCCGTACTTGACCAGGATCAACCTGTTCTTCAAGGAACCCACCCTCTTCTAACGCTTTAAGTTGACCAGAACGAGACGCTGCTTCTTCACTGAATCTTTCGGCTTCTGTAATATCACCATAAGAAACCATACCAGTGCGGCTCATTACGTCTTCCGTGGAATACGAAGGAAGAGATGCTTCAAGTGCTTGCTTCTGACTTTCGGTAAGCTGAGCTTGGCGCCGAGCACGGGCTTCAGTTAATCCACGAGACATTGCATTTTGAACTTGGGCCTCACGACTAAGTTGAATTTCTGCAAGCTTGTTAGCAATTTCGTCTGCACTAAGGGTTGGTGTAGAAGGACCGGTGAAAGTACGACCTTCTGTTGGGGTGCCAGGGGGCAAAACTGTATAACGACCAGGGCGCCCTTCTTCTCCAATGCGTCCTTCACGCGCTGTAAATTCAAGGTCTCCACGACGAATATTGGTTAAACTTGTTATGGGAGAAACAGGACTTACAACAATTTCTTCCCCAGCAGAAGTACCATATTTTCCTGGAAATTTTACGTAAGGTGATGGTGTTTGTTGAGATGCAGCCGGATATTGCCCAATAACGGAAACAGGAGTTGGTGTGCGATAACGCTGTACTTTTTGCGCTTCTTCTTGAATACGTGCACCAGGTTGCTCAAAAACTGTTTCACGAAAAACATAAACAGGCTTTATTGCAACTGTTTCTGCTTGATCAACAGGTAAACCATCAGCAAGTTGAGAAGCAACTTGATTAATAGCTGCGTCAACATCAATGCTGGAAGCGGCTTGCGGCGATTGTTGTGTTAAGCGTGCCAGCTGCTGATCAACTGCATCTTCTGCCATTTCAATGGCAGCCAAGTTGGTATCTTCGTTTCGCTGAAGAGCAGCTTTAACGCGACCGGTAGTTTGGTCTTCTGCCGAATTAACGGCATTTGCAAAATGATCAACTCGGGTGACAATACGGTCTTGATGTTGATCAACTAATGTATCTGCTGCGGTGTAACCTTGGTTGCGTAAATATTGATTAGCAAAATCTTCTTGAGCTGCTGCTTGTGTAGTATTTGCTTCTTTGAGAATTGCGCTTCGAGCTTCTTCAGCCCGCTCAGATAAAAGATTGCGATATTC